TCCATTTTTCCTGTTTGAACTGAATGCCTACGTTTAGACGTAGGAGTAAAACCTTGAGTTTACCAAGTAAGTTAGGTCAAATGGGATTTCGACAGGCAGAGTAGAGTAGCACGGTTACATTGTATTCGTACATGTAACGAGGTAGGGAAAGCTCTTCGGGAGTTTATGCGGTATCCGTGATACACATTTAACCTTGGGAACCCTTGCTCTGAAAAGGAAGTGCACATCCGTTCCTGTCTTTATTTTATCAATACAAATGATTCCATTAATCGAGAATCGACTAAATGGGTTAATCATTCGTATTGTTGCCTGCCATGCCTCTGACTTCTCATCCGAGTTGTTAATTCCCACATAGGATGTGGGTGCAAAATCTGGCGAAAATCTTTGAGAATTGGTCACACTCAAAGGGGGTGTATTGAACTGAGTTTGTAATTCCTGTGATGTACAAGCAGGTTGATAAAGAGGATAAGGATTGCTTAGCGGTCGACTCCCTCACACTTTCAAAACCGACTACCAAACCAGAAGGAGAACTGGGACGGCTCAGCAGGGGACCGGAAACAAATCTATGGGGTTTTCATTGTTCGGTTCCCCATCTTTTAGGGAATTAGCACAGTCTGGCTAGTGCGTTCGGTTTGGGTCCGAAAGGTCGGGAGTTCAAATCTCTCATTCCCTACCAATTTATTTTTGCCCCGATAGTTCAAAGGATAGAACCAGCGGCTTCTACCCGCTCGATCCAAGTTCGAATCTTGGTCGGGGTACCAATTATATACATACCGACAATAGCTCAAAAGAGTAGAGCACCCTCTTTATAAGGGGAAGGTTATGGGTTCAATCCCCATTTGTCGGACCAATTTCAAAAATTTAGTTCAAATAGTAAAAGCAATAGTCTCTGAAAAACTAAATGTGTATAAATAAATAAATGAAATACACAATTTATAAAACTACAAATCTTATTAACAATAAATTTTACATCGGAAAACATCAAACTGAAAATGTTAATGATTCATATTATGGTTCAGGTAAAGCATTAAAATGTGCTATATCAAAATATGGAAAAGAAAATTTCAAAAAAGAAATACTATTTATTTTCGATAATGAAGAAGACATGAACAAAAAAGAGATTGAGTTGATAACAGAAGAATTTGTGAAAAGAAACGACACATATAATGTAGGTGTTGGTGGAGAAGGTGGTTCACATTTCAAAGGGAAAAAACATAGTGAAGAGACAATAAAAAAAATAAAGGAATCAATCAAAAAAGTAGATTTTTCTAATCGTAAAGGAATTCCCGCTCATAATAAAGGTTTGAAGGATAGTGCAGAAACAAAGAAAAAAAAATCTGAAGCTGCTAAAATACGATTTAAAAATGGCCTTGATGAAAATACTAAAAAGAAAATTTCCAATACATTAAAGAATAAAAAAATAATAAAGGATGGAAAAACAATAAATGAAATATCTGAGAAAATGAAAGGAAATAAAAATTCTAAAAATCATAAGTCTGAAGAATATAGGAAAAAACAAAGTGAAATAATGAAGAATTATTGGAAAAAGAAGAAAGAAGAAAAAGAAAATCGTCTATAATCGAAGTGTCGTAGGTTCAATCCCTACAAGGCCCACCATTTTATATCGCCATAGTGTAACGGTAGCACAGAAGCTTCCAAACCTTCTTGTTGGGGTTCAAATCCTCATGGCGATGCCATCTTTAACGTACTCTCAAAGCCTCTTAATAATGCTCAAATTTGGGAGTCTCTAATTTTATGCGGGTGTAGCTCAATAGGGAGAGCAGTTGCCTTTTAAGCAATTGGTTGCAGGATCGTACCCTGTCACCCGTACCACTTTTTCTGGAGTGGCAGACAAGTAATGCACACGGCTGTTAACCGTGGATATGTAGGAGCGTTACCTACCTCCAGAGCCAATTTTATTGTAGGGACAAGCCTTGGTAGGCTAAGATGTCTCATAAGCATCTCTATTGTCAGTTCGATTCTGACCCCTGCAACCATTTTTCAATACAAATTACATGATAATGAATTACATCATATACAAAACCACTAATAACATAAACGGAAAATTTTATATCGGTAAACACGAAACCAAAAATTTGAGTGACGACTATTTAGGTTCTGGCAAACTTCTCAAACTTGCAATTCAAAAATATGGAAGAAGTAATTTCACAAGAGAAATTCTTTTTGTTTGCGAAACCGAAGATGAAATGAACTCTAAAGAAAAAGAATTGGTTAATGAAAGTTTTTGTTTAAGAGAAGACACTTACAATTTAAATGTTGGGGGTGAAGGAAGTTTCAATCATATCAATTCAAATAATTTGTCACCCTTTGGTAAACCCGAATTTATTGAAAAACACAAATCAGACATTTTAAGAGGTTCTCAGAATGGAAATAAGAAAAGATCAAAAATGATACAAGAAGGATTGATTGATCCAAAAACTTTCTTAGGCAAATTTCATTCGGAAGAAACGAAAAACAAAATGAGTCTTGCTAAAAAGGGAAAATGTTCAGGTATCAATAATCCTCAGTATGGAAAAATTTTCATTACTAATGGAAAAGAGAATACCACAATTCCAAAGGATTCGAAAATACCTCAAGGATGGTACAAGGGAAAAACATTCAAAAAATCGGAGAGTTGACAGAGAGGCTTATTGTGACGACCTTGAAAGCCGTTGAACCAGCAATGGTTCCGTGAGTTCGAATCTCACACTCTCCTCCATTTGCCGCTGTGGTGGAATGGTAGACACTGCTGACTTAAAATCAGTTGCTCGTAATGAGCGTGAGGGTTCAAATCCCTCCTTCGGCACATTCATATTTTATAAATACATTTATGATTAACTCACTAAAAATCGCAAAGGAAATTTTGAACGAATCTTCGAATGATTTGAAAGTTATTGATTTAGCAAAGTCAAAAGTTCGATGGAAAACATCCAAAGGTTGGGCAGGTCATACAAAGTCAAAAAATGCTTGGGGAATCATTCGCAAAGATGGAAAGGTTTTGGCAAGAGAGGATTTTCCTGTTTCATGGAGATCAAAAGATGTCGTTGAAAAACAGATACTTCCATACGTCAAAGGTGAAGAACCATTTCGCAATCATTATTGGATGGATGTTAAATTTGCCAAGTAACTTTAGGTGTAGGAGTCTGCTCAATATACTCCGAGGGGACCGTGGAAGAATGAGCTTACCTGTGGTGCGGTCGTGGGGAATAGAGGTGTGGTGTAACGGTAGCACAAGTGATTTTGGTTCACTTTGTCAAGGTTCAAATCCTTGCACCTCTGCCAAGAATTTTAAGGGCCTGTTCTGGAATTCGATTCAACAAGGAACAGACCTGTGCATGTCGTAGTTAATCTCAGGGCTACGTTAAAAAGAGATTAAAATCTATAAATGGCAACGGTAATGTCATTGACTTCAATGCTGAGATGCAACGTCTTGCTCAAGAGGGTGAAATCCTTCTTGCCCAAGAAGCATCTTTGCTTGCTGCTTAATTGCGGAACCATGTTTTCGACTCCGATAATGTAGGAGAGGTTAAGTTACAGAAAACACAATCAACAGTTCTTGTTTACTGTCTTAAACAAGTGGTGGAGGTATCCAAAGTTTGTTTATTCTATCGCAAAAATAAACTAAACATGTAACGAACAGTTCTGGGAATTGGTTGAAGACAGCGGTTCAAATCCGCTCAGGTCCACCACTTTAAGGGGTCATAGCTCAGTTGGTAGAGCATCTGATTTGCATTCAGAAGGTTGTCGGTTCGATCCCGATTGACTCCATTTTTAACCCATAAATAACTACAATATGAAGAATCAAGTGTTTCGTCGAATCGGTGTTTGCCATCAAAAAAACCAAGTAAAACTGATACATAGATTGACAAGGAAAAGTCTCTTTGAAGACATTCGGGAGTTCGGTCAATATCGAAAGATACTCGCAATCAAGAAAAACGAAAACAAGGTGAGAGAGGTTTGTGATTGGGATTCACAAAAATGGGAATCAATTATCTCTGTTTTGGTTAGTTTTGAAAATTGATTTTGTATAAATAACACTACAACGATTTAATTTCAAAACAATGAATCAATCAATTTTAGAAGCGGCAAGAGAAATTCTACTTGGAGAAGCAAAATTATCAACATCTGATTCACCTGAACAAGCACTCAAAAAGTTTGGAATGGATGGAAAATATGAAGTCGGAGGTAAAATGGAAACTCCTAAAGCAACTTGGAGAAAAGAACCTGACGACACAAATGCCAAGTGGGAATTGACTCTTAAATTTGATGGATACAAAACCCCATTTAGTTTGAGTGGTCAAATGCAAGATAATGTTGTAATGATAAATGGTGCAAGAACCACTTACAAAAATGCGAAGGCAAAGTTACAAGGATTTTTAGACTCAGTCGCATCATAATTTAAACTTAACCTCAAAAAAAAACAATGAACCAATCAATCTTAGAAGCAGCAAAAGAAATCCTACTTGGAGAAGCAGCATTCACATTGCCCAAGGACGAAAAGGAACTGATGGCAATGGTTAAGAATGCTAAGAACATTAAGACCACTCCAAAGGACGATGCCGGATATAACCTTTTCGCAAAAACGCCTGATAAAGTGGCAGCAAAGTTAGACTCAATTCTTCGCAAAGAAAAACCTTGGTCAGATGCTTATGATGCAGGATATGATGGTGAAAATGCAAAGAATCCTTTTCGTCAAGGAACACTCGCACACGACCTTTGGAATAACGCATACAAAGCGGGCGAATCCGACAGTTAATTAACCTCAAAAAAAAAAAACAATGAATCAATCAATCTTAGAAACAGCAAAAGAAATCCTACTTGGAGAAGCAAAAGTAGAAATCAAAGAATCCTCTGAACAGGATTTAATAGACACTCTGAGTGCAATGATGGAACCGTTGAGAAAAACAATGGTAAAAATCGACACAAATGATCCAAATTACATTGAGGCAAAAAGGCAATTAGAATCTTTACCACCAAATACACTAAAACTTATTGCGAAAGCAAACATTCCCGTTTTCTCAAAAGTAGCAAGTGATTTCTTGAAAAAGAAGTAATTTAACACCTATCTGCCAAGTGTAGACAAGGAAACGAAACCGTCTTCGGACGGTTTTCGCATTTATGCTTTTCTCGTTTGGATAAATAATTAACGAATCAAAAGATTCAATCCAAACCTAACAGAAAAAAACAGATATGAAAAACACAAAACTAATCTTAACGCTTGGAGCATTGTTTGCTCTTGCAGCAAGTGCAGTGAACGCAGCGGTATCCGCTAATACAACCACAACGTATTTGTCAAAATACGTCAATCGTGGTGTTTATCTTGGAGATGATGTTGTCCATTCGGCATTGACGGTCGAAGTGAACAAGGTCTACCTCACGGTAAACAGTTTTTGGGGTACTCAATCGAAGGATGTTTTCGATCACGAATGGGACGCAAGTCTTGGTTTGACGGTCGATGATGTTCTCTTCGAAGGAACAAACCTAGATGTAGGAGTAACCGGATACTTCTTTCCAAATGGAGTGGTTTCGGATACTCAAGAACTCTATCTTGGGTTGACAGTTCCAGTGTTGTTTCTCGATGTTTCTGGTTATGCGTATCATGATACAGATACAAAGGTAACGACAGGAATCCTCACACTCTCCAATGATTTTGGATTGTTTGGACCATTCTCATTGAGCAATGGTTTGAGTGTTGGATACACTGACACTGACAATGAAGTAAAGTATGGATTCACTCAGTTGAATTCAAGTCTCGTTCTCTCCTTGGGAGAATCCTTCACCACATCGGTCGGAGGTTCTTACACATGGTCAGACGATTCAGACTTGTTTGACATCAGTGAATTGGCATGGAATGTTGCCGCATCTTACACATTCTAATTAAGGTTGGGGGTTCTCCTAAAACCCCACACTTTCTTATAAATAGTTAGATGAAAACGTTCAAAAAGTTCTTAACCGTTGAATCTCCAAACTTGACATCCAAAATGTGGATCATGTCAAATGGAACTGTTTATCCAACTAAAAATCTTTGGCATTATGCTTGGGCATTGCAAAACAAAAAAACCCTCGAAAAGCATGGCATAGATTTTAGCAACATATCAGAAAAAGATGGAGAACAAAAAGTTAGAATTGAACTTATAAAGCAGGGAATGTTTAGAGTCAATCATCTCGCAAGAGGTAATCAATTGATTGTCGAAGGGTTGAAAAAATACTTCAATCGTAGAGTAAAGGATTCTCTTCTCGACTTGATAATGGAAAACTCTGGTAGTGTTGCTAATTTGAGCATAACCCTGTTTGACGAAAACGTTAAAAGAATTGTGTTCGACAAGTCAGCAAACTTTTTCGGAGTAATTGGTTCAAAGGAACAGATTGATCGAGCATACAGTTTAATCTACGAAAATAAAAGCATTTCAATTGAAGATTTTGGTTCGTCGAAAGACGGCATTAACCAAATCAAAAAATGAAAAACACAACTAGAAAACTAACGGTAATAACAACCCTACTCGCAATTTTTGGAATTGCGATCAACACTAACGCAAGCGTAGATCAGTGGATTCAAGATGTTGAATTTGCTTTCGATTTACGAATTGAAAACGTCGAGACTCCATCGCAATCTCCATTCATTCAAAAAGGTGATTTTGCTCGCATTGAAGCAAAGGTCAATGAGAATGGAGATGTGATTGAAACTCAGTCGTTGGAACACAACAACGAAGACTTAGCAAAGGCGTATGAGTATGCCTTGAGTCAATGGAAGTTCGAATCGAAGGGATCACCGTACAAGGTGATTATTCCTTTCGTTGCTTCTCATTAAAACAGACCCCACTCTTCGGAGTGGGGTTTTCACTTTCCTAAATATCCTCATGAAAACCGCATGGAGATACTGGTGTAAGGCACTTGGAACAAAAGCATTCAACGAAGACTCGAAAGCAGATCGAGTTGCAATCATTAGAACTGCATGGATATTGATGCACATCGTAACGTGTTTCTTTATATGTGCCAGTGCAGGTAGAAATCTTGGATTTTGGTAAAACTGTTCTTGACAATTTAGACTCTAATAACGTATAATAAAGATTATGAATAATAGCGAAGAAGTCTCAAGAGACATAGGAATAAACGTGCTGAAATATCTATTCGTAACTCTCGTTGCGGCACTGATGATATTCAGTTTATGGGATATAACAATTGGACCAATCTTTTCTCTCAATAGCATTGGATTTGTTCAGGCAGTTTTCCTTAAGATGATTGTTGATTTTATCAAAATGTAATATGAATGTTAAATTAATATCAATCACTCAACCGAATATCGAAGGAATAAACACGTCTGAGGAACTGATTGCCTATTGTGCAAGAGTCAGCAATCCGTCAAATCAAATGAATAATGAAACTGCTCCGAGGTTGTTGAATTATCTGATACGACACAAGCATTGGAGTCCCTTTGAGATGGTGGATATGACTGTTGAAATTGAAACCTCAAGAGCAATTGCGGCACAAATTCTTCGGCATCGTTCGTTTTCATTTCAGGAGTTTAGTCAACGATATTCCGAAGCAACGGAAATCGAACCAATCGAATATCGAAAACAAGGCAAGACGAATCGACAAGTTGGAGATGAACCATTTGAACCTGAAATTGGTGGACAATCCGCAACCGAAATTGTCCCTTTGATTCTAAAACGAAATCTCAAACTGTATGAAGAGTTGATCGAAGCAGGAGTCGCAAAGGAATGTGCAAGAATGGTTCTTCCGTTGGCAACCACAACAACACTTTACATGAAAGGTAGTATTCGTTCTTGGATACACTATTTGGACTTGAGAACCAATCAAGATACTCAAAAGGAACATAGGGAAATCGCATTGGAGATTCAAAACATCTTCAACGAAAATTTCCCAAACATAAGAAAGGCAATGAACAATGATGAGAAATAACAAGTATCACTACGAAGAACGTTATCCGAGAATTCCTACAAGAATGGCGAAGGATGAAGAGGGTGATTCTGGAAACAAATCATTCACCAATAAACCTAGCAAAAACAAGAAGCATGAGTTTTACCTTGTTGATGGAATTACTGATGCAGGAGAATACGTTGAGTGGTGCGATAAGATTCGTCATGCTCCCGAAACTGATGAGATTCATATTTACATCAATTCCTATGGGGGTTATCTCTTCACTGCAATTCAATTGGTGAATTCGATTCAAAAATCCAAGGCAAAGGTGGTTGCTCACGTTGAAGGTGCTTGTCTTTCGGCAGCAACGATCATCTTTCTCTCTGCTGATGAACAAGACATTCATCCTTTATCCACATTCATGATTCATGATTATAGTGGAGGTTCATTTGGAAAAGGAGGAGAAATGTTCGATCAGATCAGTTTTGAGAGAAAGTGGTCCGAAACAGTTTTTCGAGAATCGTATCGAGATTTTCTCACAAAGGATGAGATCAAGACAGTTCTCAATGGAAAAGACTTTTGGATGAATGCCGAAGAGGTGAAGAAGAGACTCGAAAGCATGAAGGCAAAGAAGAAATGATTCCAAAAATCATTCATGCTGCATGGCCAAGCAAAGACATTCTGACGAGTTCTTCAATCTTGGCA